CCTTTGAAGTTCCACAGTTCTTCCATAATTCGACAATACCGTACTTTAAAAATAATGGTATTGGTTAATTCAGCATTCATACTGTTATACAATTCTGCCCCTTTAAGGCTAATCGGCTCTGCAGAACAATCTCTAAAAACAATTGAAGGGGCTTGTGTTGGTTTCCCATTGACACGTTCCCCTTCAACTTCTTTCATAATATTAATTTTTACGTTTCCCATGCTGCAGCCTCCAACGTCTCAAAAATGGTTGTTACAATAATTGATTGTTTTGTTTTATCTGCTACCGTTGTCGATCGTTCATCATACATATCTTTTATAATTTTCTTTTGCACAAGTATTGAAACTTTGTCATAGGCTGGATTCTTTTTATACGCTGATCCAACCGCTTTATCAATGTAAAAATCAGACACATCAATTAGATCAGCAATGTATTTATCATCATCATCATAATCAATTCTAAGGTAATCTTTAACCTCCTTGATCGTTATCTTTTCACTTGCTAGATCCATTCATTTCCTCTCATCTAACGCTGATCAGCGTTAACCGATTCATTTTTTCCCCAAGATCTTTCAATCTTTAGACTGCTTTTGCAAATTCTATTTTCTTACATGCGCGGGCATCTAATTTTTGAATATCAAAACGTTCTAAAACGCGAATCGCTGTTTGATTATATTTAAATAACACTTCTGACGATGTCGCAATCGTATAGCCTTTTCGATCAAAGAATTTAACCAATGCCCAAATGTTTGTCACATAAAAGATCATTTCTCCTGGTGTTGTTGGTGCTACATCGGCATCATCCATAACAATAAGCGGTTTCCCATTAAATATCTCTGTTCCATCCGCAAGCTGTGTCACAAGATTAAGGGGTCGTCCTTCCTTATCTTTTAAACTTTTTAAATACACATAAGTTGATAAATTAGTAAGGGTCACAATGCCTGACCGTAATGATGGTAACGTTCCATTCATCGCATCCTCAACATCTTCATAACTGGTTGCACCTGAAATAGCCGTTGCATTAGCTTTTATAATCGCTAATATTTCTTCATTTTCAGTTAATACAGATGCCTCAGCAAATTCTGGAGTAATTACATTTTGAATCAATCCAACCACTTCATCATCCGTTAAACTGTTTTCAATTGGAATAATTTTCCCATAATCATCAACCGAAAATTTAATATCTTCCGTTGCTTTTTCCCCTTCTGGTATTGGACTTCCAGATGTTAATTTAGACAATTTATTATTTCCAATTGATGCAAAAGGCATGCTTCCCGATTTACCTGTTACTGGAATAACATGGCAAAACCGTTTAAGTGATGGAAACCCCTTTCGTAATACTTGAAGTTGGTTAATAAACTGATCTGGTAAAATCGCAGCATTATCAGCAACCGTTACTAACGCTCTTTCCTCTGGTTTTATTTCTCTTTTTAATACTAATTTTGCAATGGCTCGATATTCATCTTGATCATGTGATGTTTTTCCATCTTGTGCTAAGAGAATATTTTGTTCTCTTTGATTTTCTCGTTTCTCAACTTTTTCGACACTTTCAATTATGTCATTAATGGTTTCCATTTCATTTGTAAGTTCTCTTATTTGAGTATTGATACTTCTTAATTCCTCTGCACTTTCAACACTCTCAGATCTTGTTGCCAAGCCTTCTTTTGCCGCCTTTTTTGCATTTAACAATTTTAACAGTTTATCTTTCATTA